AGTACCATTGCCCATTCTAGTTTACTAGTGCCCAAGAAGTGCATTAAATCTTGTTTACCTTTTTCAAGCAACCCGTCATGTCCAAGAATAACAACTCTGCGTAGTGCAAGATGCAGATCACACATGTTTTGACCGCCCATTGCCCACCCGTTAAAGTGTGCGTCCGGATACTGCTTAGGATCACTGAAGTGTTTCATTTGCGTATACCAGTCATCTGCTTGTGCAAAGTTCTCTCCTTGCAGTACGTTTAAGAACTTGCAGTTACCATTACGATTCTTAATAAAGTACTCGTTGTTGTACTTTGTGCCATCTACAGCTTCTTGATATGAACTGATCTTACTTGCAGCACTGCCTTCTGGTGACCTGTCCACCCATGCTGGAATATCAAGTATCATTCCATAGTCCATAAATTCGTCCATCCAGCGTAGCACACCATCACGTTTCTTTTGTGCTTTTTGACAACCACTGCCTGCACGCCAGTCGCCTTCCCACTTTCCTTTACCAATTTGGAAACCGCCACTATCACCTAACAACCAACTAGTTTCTCTGTTGCGAACGCGGTACATATCTTCTCTGTACAGATCCTTTTCAAGATCCAAACTAGCATGTCCTGCACTGTGTAGGCTCCAATTGTACTGCCAAAGTCCTTCGGGTGCAAGCCAGTTAAGACTTTCTACACCGTGAGGTAATCCTTGTGGGATACGAGCAGGATCAATGTAAGGTGTGCCACTGGCTTTTAGATTTTCATCATAAGGCAGTAGACCTCTGCGTTGTCTGCCTACAAACAGTGCATAGAATGTACTCAGTGCTGGCAAAAACAAAGCATAGTCATTTTGATTTGCTGTTAGATTAGTTGGCAGTTCCATTACTTGCTCTGTGCTGGCAACAAGTAACGATATTCTGCAAGTCCGCTGTCAACAACAATTTCAGCAACACCATCGTCACTTACTTTAAATGTTGTATCGCCGCCAAGACTTAGAATCTTGCTGACTTGCTCAACGGGCCAAGCCCAACCACGTGTTACTTCACCTGCTACATCATGTTGGAATACAAAGTTACCAGCATGTGTACTATGGTCACCAAAATAAAACTTGAGGTTTTTGTCCTCTGTTTTAGCAATGAATGTAGTTTCTTCGCTATTAGCACTGATCATAAACTTAAAACGCTGAATGCTTGCTACTGTAGGCTCAAATTCAATGCCCCAGTTTACATCACGCATCTTAACAGTCTTAAGTTTTTCGTTAATGATCTCACTTGCCATAAAGCGATAATCATTCTTAAAGTCACCGCCGGCATTTTCAAAAGCAATACCAACTGGTACATTTTCACCGTTGCGCTCTTGTGTGTTAATACTAATGTTTGCGTTTTCTGCATACTCTGGAATACGCAGAATAACACCTAGTTTGTCCAAGTTAGGCATACCAAAAGTGCCCATAAACTCTGCTACTGGTGTCTTAGTTGTTGCTTGCAGGATAACACTACGGTCTTCTGCAAGTCCTTCAAAGGTTGTTGTTTCGTCTGTGCCTGTTACTTTAACAAGACTAATAAAGCCAAGCGAATGTGTGTGCTTGACGATGTCGAGTAGATAATCTTTCATCGAAGTGTCCTTATGTTTATAATATTAGTATTATATTTAGGTTTTGGGATAAAGTCAAGTAAAATATTAAATATTTTTATCAATTGATACCAATGGTGCTGAAAGTTTTTGTGTAGTAAGGTTACCGGGCTTTTTGACAACCATCCAACTGTGTGTACCGTTGTCTGTGGAACCCGATGCTACTACATCAAATCCAATACTATATGCTAAAGTGCTCATTAGTTGTTTAGTGTTATAGCATCTATAAGTGTCAACACATAGATCCAAACTTGCTATTTGTTCGCAATCGTTGTATGTGAATAAAAAATGTCCGCCTGGAGCAAGTACATTAATAATTTCTTTCATTTCTTTCTTAATAGGATCAGTTGGCATAAATTCATATGTGCCGATGTTTACTGCAAGTCCTAGTTGACCGTCAGGAAGATCATCTATGTTCTTATAAAAAAACATACGCTTTTTACCAAAGAAAGAATTAAATTGACTTCTAACTTTTTCAGGATTTGTGGCATGTCCTTGATAAATGTATAATGGGTCACATGCAAGAAATTTATTAGTTAATTTTCCTGTACTAGGATTTAATTCAACTCCGGCATATTGCCAACTACTATATCTGCCAATTTGCAAAGACAACTCATTAATGGCAGCTGGAGTATATGAATCTATTCTTTCTTGTATAATCTGTATGTCAACAACTTCTTGGTAGTTGTAGTAGTCTTTTTGTCGTATTTCATTTTCTTGTTTACGAAGTAACTTTGATGCTTCTTCGTTGACATGTGAGATTTGTTTATTATACTGATCTGCTAACTCTTGCATCTCTTGCAAAATGTTAATAATAGATTTGTGGTTAGATTTGTCCTTCCACAGTAAAGATTGTTTTTCAAAAAACTCTTGTTTTTCGAGTAAATTATCATTCGTCAGAAGAGACTCGCTGTTATTTTTTATTACAGATGATAATGCGATCATTTTATCTACGAGTTTCATTGACGTTCTCCAGTTGTATTTATATGCGTATATTACTCAAACGAGAATAAATCATCAAACGTGTTAGCAGTTTGCGTTGCTCCCTTAAGATCCCATTTGAGAACACTGAGCAAGTTGTCAATCTTTTGATCTACAATAGTTGCTTCCATCAAACTGTCATCGAACGGAAGTTCTTTGAACCAAATTGGTAATTGCGTTTCATCTGTAGGATAACCAATGCTAGTCCAGCCCAGAGGATTACTTTTAAGTTTGCACACAATAGTTTTAGCACCGTCCATAATCTCACTGCTATACTTGTCACCGTTCATTTTGCGCATTGTATTCCAATTCATTGCTGCTCTAACATGCCCGGGCATGTTTGCTTTGCCTAGTCTCTTTTCTTCTGCACTGTATTTGGTTAAGTTATTAACACGTTTCGGTGTACCTTTTTCCCAGCCTGGGCGTTCGTGAAAATTATTTTTAAACTCTTTGATCTTTTCGATAATCTCTTCTCGCTGGCTACCAGTTAGTACATCTAATAATAATTCGCTCATGAAGTCTTGCATAACCTTTGGAGTATCACTGCGCTTGAGATCCAGTCCCATTGCTTTTACTTTACCAGGCTTACCATCTGTGTCTAGTCTAAAACCTTCTAAGTCATATATCAGTGCCGCATAACGCTTCTTTGTGATATACAATCCTTTAGTTGCAACAATCTCTCTGCCGCCTTTGATGATCTCGCCATTCTCACGCGGGCAATGAAAAGCACGTTCCATAAACACTGGAAACTCGTCGTTTACTTGGTCTGCAATTCCATCATAAAGTGCTGTAACAATTTCTTTTGTCCACTCTTGTCTGCCACTTTCTACTTCGTCTTTCATCATGGGCCATGCACTGAAGTACACACTATCAGTATCGCCATATACAATAGCATCTCCTACATGATCTTCCTTTCCTGTAAGGAGACCATTAACTGTTTCAGCCATACGCTTGGAGATGCACCTTCCAGTAAGAGTTGTTGATTGCCCAATACGATGGTCAAAAAAACGACAACCTGGATTAAGAATAGCACCGTATAAACTATTAAGATTAATCTTCTTAACCAATTGTCGCTTATCCCAATATTCCACATCGCCTTGTTCATCCTTTGCTTTTTTCAGTTCTTTTTGCATATCTTTACGCTCTGCGTACCACCGCTCTAGTAGTGCAGGGATGATACCTTTACGTTCATAAGTAAAGATAGTACCATTAGCACTTAGTGTCCACGGCTGATTACTATCAAACATAAGACGCCATACATCATATGCACTGAGCGTATCTTCATCACCGTTCTCCCAGTCAATGGTAATCTCAGTGCCGCGCTCCATATTCATTACTGCTTGGTATTCTTTACTACCAAACTCTCCTTCCCATGCATCTGCAAATGACTTTTTATTTGCCATTTTTGTACGTACTGCATGTTCAGTCATTGTTTGTCGGAGTTGTCCAACAACAGTTTCTGGACCCATATTAAGTGCGCGAATCACACTAGGATACAGACTGTTAATATCAATAGCACCAATCCAGTCATGCAATCCTTTTTTAGGATATGCCACATAAGCACCTGCTGCTGTAGTGCTTTCACCGTCTCTGTTTTTACGATTAGGAACAACCATACCGCGAGCATGTGCATCATTAATGATAGCCTGCTCTGTTACAGCAACAGCACCCATAGTAGTCATAAGCAACACTGTGTTTTCATGTGCCAACACATTACTTAGGTCAATAAAGCGTAGTTTCTTATCTAGTTTGTTTAGCAGTGCAGTATCTTGTCTGTTATAGTCAATGAACTTTTCAAAGTCCTGATTATATAACTGATCAAGTGTGCCTTCATATGCAACTTTACGTTCATCTAGTTCATGTTCACCGATAGCATCCAATGTATAACTATGACGCTCTTCGTATGTGTATTTGCGATACAATTGCATATAGTCTAAGTGTACACGACCTACTAGGTCAAATGTAACACTTTCTTTACCAAAGCGTTCAAATGTGCGTTTCTTAGGCAACTGTCCAAACAAACACCATTTACGATTATCATCTTTACTAAGCACTCGAGTGATACGATTTACAGTGTACGGAATATCATATCCTTCGCTGTTCCATCCACTTACAATGTCTGCATCTTCTAACAAGTCTAAGAAAACTTCAAGCATTTCTGCTTCGCTTGTAAACAAGTAAGTATTATCGAAACGCTTGCATAAGTCAGTAGCAGTTTCCATTGTCATACCACCTGGTGGAATAGCCAATGTTACAAGTTGATCTGTCCAGTCTAAGTATATTGAGATTGCTGTAATAGGATTAAAAGGATCCTCAGGACTACTATAGCCCTTCTCTTTGTGAAAGTCTACTTCAATATCGAAAAAAGCAGTTTGCAGTTTAGGAGCATCTGCACCAAGATAGTTATCTGCTAAACAACGAAACACAGGATTAATATCACTTTCCCATATACCTTTGCCGCCTTGAATCTTCAGTTCACGCTGGAACTCTTTGCGATTGCGTGTACTAAATCTGCTTACTGGCTTATCATAGATAGTTTTGTATTTTCCACGTGGATCATCATAATAAAACACATAGTTAGCAGGATACTCACGATATTCTCGTTTACCATCTACACGTTCAACTACATGAATACGATCATGTTCTCTATCAAAATATGCGTCTACGTAACTCATTTTCTACCTTTGTACCATTTTGCTATACCCCAGACACTCATTACAGCCCAAAATATCTCTAGTGTTATGTTAGCAAGAACTGGCTTAAAATACAAGTTAATTCCTAACAATATTGCTACTACTAGGTTAAAGAAACTGTACCAAAAACCTTTAGCATCTACTCTATCTGTTTGTAGAGCCCAGTAAGTACCAACCAGTAATAACATACCGCATTGTCCTACTACGTCACTCCAATGTAATGTATAATAATCTACCATAATCCTGCGGCTACTCCATAACCAAAAACGTTGATACAAGCAAAGTATCCTGTTAGTAACATAATCCAAGCGGCACCTCTGCGCCAACTTGCATATAATTGTGTTACACTTCCTACAAAAAATGCAGGGTATACCACTAGCATATTGGGATCGTCTGCGTTAACTGCTAGTGTCAGACTTGCATATACAGTGAATAAGAAACTTATTAGTTCAAAGTAAAATGCAATACTATCACTGCGATAACTGTTTACCCAAAATTGTTTTACACTGCTCATAGTACTGACAAGAAGTCCCTTACGCCATTGGCAACATTTTGTTCCCATATGTCTGCTTGATGCGGTGTACCTACATAATCTGTTACATACTTGTAGCAGTCAAACCATACATTCATACGTTTGCAAACACTTGCAATAGCGTATGCTTCCATATCTACAATATCAATATTGTTATCTACAAGCCACGGTTCAAGTTCATGTACAAACTGATCGCCGGTGCCTACAGTAAGTCCATGCGTCATGTCTGCACTAAACTCTAGATAGTTATAACCTGCTTCAAAAGGTGTAACACCTCTTGGTGCTTGTGGTTCTGCGTTCATGTCTCGTTGTACAAAACGTGTAACACGATGCAACCCTGTTAGCTCTTTGTTGCAACTACCCGCAGTGCCATAGTTAACCACACGAGGGTGGAAGCCTAAACTATTTGCTTCCATGATTGCTTGTGCAGTTGCTACAGCAGCGTTGACTTTGCCAACGCCAGTATAGATTACTTTGTAGTTCTTAGGTGCTTGTTTGTATGGAAGTTCGGCTTCCAGTGCAACTAACAATATGCGATATTGCATTTAGATCTTGCCAACTGTAGCAAGAATTGTTTCCAGTGTTTCATGGTCTTCGCTTGCTTTGTCAAAATCTGCTTTGTATGCTGTGCGTACTGCTTTTTTAAGTACAGCAGGCTTGATCTGCATTTCTTCTGCAATTGCTTTTACAGTGTCGTTTAGACCTTCATTAAGGTCATCAACTTCCTGCATTACAGTAAGTCCTTCGTTTACTAGTTGTGTTAATTTTGCTTTTTCTTCACTCGAAAAAATACGTGCGCCACTCATGTGAGTACTCCTTGATATATCTTTATTAGTGTTTAGTATACTACTTAATACCTTGTGCGTCAAGCACAAAATCATAACTTTCGTAGTTACCTTTGTTTAATGGTCCGCCATATCCACTTGGAGGGAGACTGCCCTTCATTTGTTGTGGTATACCTTTTGCAGATCGTTGTTTTGCATTTTCTAATGCTTGCTTGTTTTCTTCTGTGTTTAATATGCGAACATTTTTCGGACGATCTTCTTTTGGCTGTATAATCCATACAAATATAAACTGTTCATTAGGATCGTTAGTGTGTGCCAAATATAAACTTTCATCAGGTATAGTTTGGAATATTGGATAACCGAGTATATCAGTTACAGTCTTGTACGTACTAAAAACACATACAAGAGCAACAGGAATAACTAACATCATAACAAATAAATTTCTAGCAAAATGGATACCAATGCCCAACACAATTAATGTTAGTATAAGAACACTTACAAACAGCGGTAGTAAACTAAAATCAAACATTAGTTTCTCCTCTGATGAGAAAAGTGTCTCGGTCTAGTTATAATTTCATGTCTTACTTTGTCAGATGATACAAAGTCTCCATTGTCATCTAATGTAAAGTTAACTAAAGTAATTTGTTGTCCGCGCTCGTTATATGTAAATTTATCAACAACAGTTTCAATATAAGGATTTACTTTTATAAGTGTAAATTCTATCCAACCAGTAGTATTGATTGGGCGTTCGCCTGCTTCTATTTGATCTATAGGATAATTTCGACTATACACTTGTGCCATTACTTTGTATTCTCCTGGCACAGTTCCTCGCAGAGTAACAACTTCTCTGTTTATCATAATTGTTTTTTTAATTGGCTTGCCTGCCGTTTGTGATTCTACAAACTCGATCACATCGCTCGAATGACCTAGATCATCTCTTTCTAGGTGCATGAGTCCGCCTTCTCTTGCATTAAAATTAATTAAATTGCCTGCAGGATCCTTAACCCATATGTCAATATCATCATTTAGTTCAGGATCCCATTCCATAACAAGCAACCATTCCGCTTTACTTGGAACATCGGAATTTTTTGCAACTGGATTAATAAGAATAAAAGCAATCATGAATAGGTAAACAAATCCAATCAGAAGATTGAATAATAAATCAGTAAAGCCAATGCTGCTCTTATATCTACTTCTGTCTTTCATCAAACTTCCTTTGAAGATGTTTTACTCTACGCACATACTCTGCGTAAGTCATGGTACATCCACAACGTTCGCAATGTTTTGTCCATTCAGTACTGGACATTGTTAATCTAGGTTTAATCTGTTTCGACATTTACTAGTTGCACTTTCAAAGCCTGACTGCACACAAGTCCAACTAGCGTTGTATAAAGTGCAGTACTCATTCCCAGAGCCATGTCTGTTAATGCTGTCTTTACGCTTGTTGTATCTGATACATTTAAACTCTCGAAACTGCTACCCAGCATTAGAATAAATCCTATAACGGTACCTATCATGCCTAATGCCAGCATCATCTCTGTAATGAACCATGCTATATTGGTCCCACTTTCTACAGACTTGCCTTTACTCTTTTTGTAAGTTTCATAACCTACAAAGATACTTGATCCAAAAAATAATGTGATAATAACAAAACTTAAACGTGTTATGTCGTTGTCTAGCAATGCTTGGGTAAATCCAAACGCATGCACAATAAACATAGCTGCCATACTTGTGCAGAATAGCAGCCACCAACGTAAAAACATCGTCATATTTGTTCTCCGTTGTATTTATTTACGTTCGGTGATTTCTAATACTAGTTCAGTACTGCCTTTAATAAGTCTGTGATAAACTTCTTTAGGAATAAAATATTCTCTGTTGGGCAAGAGTGATAAAGGTAAACAGTTATCTAACTGTAAAGCCCAGCCCTTGCCTTCTAACACAGTTACAACTCTGTGTTCTCTGTCGCGATGCCAGCACAAATCGCTATTGTCAGCGTCTGCTGCAAAAGTTCTAATAAATGTATCGTCTGAAATTTTCTTGTGTTCGTAGGGTGTTACCACCACTGCCCGCCTTTAACGCCTAATGCTTTGTAACGTGGAGTACGACAACTCCAGTATCGTGCAGTCGTCTTATCATTTGCTTGCTTACACTTGTGTCGTGCTACAAAACTTTTAACTGCACCTCTGTCATTTGCTTTTACACTAAGTCCAGTTGTGTCGCCCCATGATACTTTAATCACGTTGCCTTTTTTATTCTTTGTATACACATAAAACTTCTTACTACCGCCACGCTTTGGACTATTAAGTTTTACTTTACGTCCTTGGTACTCTGCTTCATCAAGTTCTTCTTCTTCGATCATAGGCACATCAAGTGCTACCATTTCATCTTCGATCATAATACATTCGCCGATGTCTGTAGCAATTAGTTCTTGATCTTCCCAATCTAAGTTTAGTTCTTCAGCACGTTCACGTACTTGCTTATAGAATTCAGTAAATGCTAAACTGCCGGGACGGAACATGCACTCTGTGAATGGAATATTCTTTTTAATATGTTCAGCAATAGTTTTGTTTACTGTTGCTTTAATGTCAAATTCACTTACTCTCATTGCGCATACTTTCTATAAGTTTCTTCATTATTTCACCGCGTTGTATTACACTAAGTCTTTGTAGTTCGTTAAACTTAATTTGTTCAACATACTTGTCGCGGTTTGCTGGTATTGCTAAAAGTTCTTCAATACTCTTAGTTGCTGACATTTTTAGCCTTACCTTTACGATTCTTGTTTGGGTCTTTTGCTCTTTTGCGTTTAACAGCACGTGCAATGCCTGCCTTGCCATCTTTTTTACCATCACCATCTTTGTCTGCGTTGCGCAGTTTTGCTGCCGCGCTCTTACTCAAACATTTAGGTTTTGCTTTGCCTTTGGTATCGCCACACTTGCCAATACGGTTACCTGAACTATCATAAGCATCCCAGCCACCGCCGCCTGCACCACCTTGTTTGCCTTTGCCAAACCAGGCACGTAGGTCCTCATGTAATTCTTCAATACGCATTTATTTCTTCTTTGAATTGCCCCAGTTGGCGGCACCAACTTTGCGGCATTTTACAAGTGCGCCACTTGCATACGCACTGGGCCATACTTTGTAGCGTGATTTAACTTTACGGTAACAAGCATCTTTTTTACCTGCTGCTTCATCAAACTGTTCTTCTGTTAGTGATTCTTCAACACTTTCACTTAAACCTAAACGCTGTGTAATTTCTCTGTGTAAGAAGTTTGATCTACCTACAGTATCACTTGGATCGCCACCTGCGATACTATATGCACGTTCCATTTCTTCTGAGTCATAATTGCGCATATGTTCGACACTATAGTTTATGTTACCTTCTTCATCTGTACCAGCATAGTAATCTACAACCATGTCAACAAACTGTTCTTCTTCAGCGTTCATTTCTTCATCGTCATCATATGGTGTAGAGCCTTCATTGGCTTTAACCTGATCTGCATTACTGCCCATCATTTTGCCCTGTGTGGCACTTGTGTTAGCCGGAAACATGTCACCTTTAAGCGTATCCATTGCACGTTTCATCATGCCAATGTTTTGATCCACGCTGTACTTTAGATCAGGATCTTCTGCTTTTGCTTGTAGTTCTGCTTTAGTAAGAGCAGTTAGCGCACGTGCAAGTTTTAACTTGTCACCTTTGCCCATTTTAACCATGCGTACTAGTTTATTAACTTCGTCCTGTACTACTTTGCGTTCGTCACTGAAGTTCTTTTTAACTTGTAGTGCAGCTTTTTCAAGTGCAGAATTTTCATTAAACTGTTTAAAACGCATTGCTTAGTCCTCAGGCTGTTGTTCTGGTGTATTTCCTAATGCATCGTAATGTGCAGTTTCACTTGCTTCGTATGCATTGCTAAGTGCCTCACGCATGTCTGCTAGTGCAGCAACATCGCCACCTGCTTGTGCAATTTTAGTTTCAAGCATACCACCTTCACGAACCATCTTTTCAAGTGTATTGATTGTTTCAGCCATTTTAGCAAATGCACGATCAGCATACTCATATTCTGCTGTGCCTTCGTCAATCAATGACTTCATTTCTTCAACTTCAGTGCCTGCTGTGCGTTCTGCTTTCATAAACTTAGCAAAACGATCCTGCATAGTTTCTTCAACTTCTGCTTCTTCTGCTTCGTTAACAACAGGAGTATAAGGATTCTCTGCACTAATAGCATCAAATTGCTGTAGTAAGTTTTTAGTTGCACCTGTTTCTGCCTGCAAAGAGCCTGTCTCTACAACGTCTGTGCTTTCAACTAATTGTGTTGATTCATTTGCTTCAATAGCATTTAGTTTCTGTACTAATGAGAAAAAGTCAGACATTATTTTTTGCTCCATTCTGAAAATTTACTTTGTGTTTGCATTTTTGCTGCCGCGTTTGCTTGCTTTTGCTTTGTAACTGCACTTACCTTAGGACCTTTAGGCGCTGGGCTACTAGGCTGTGATACTCTATCAACTTGCTTAACAAGTCTTGACATTCTCTCACTATCTGATTTAGTATAGCCTGGTGCTTTAGATTGCTTTGGAAGTTTTGCAATAATGTCTCCAATTACATCTTCTTCAACTGCTTCATCAAGTTCTTCTTCTTCAACTGCTTCATCAAGTTCTTCTTCTGATGCTTCACTTGCAGTTTCTTCTTCAACACTTTCTTGTGGCATTGTCATAGCGTCTGTCATATCACCAGCAACAGGAACAACTGCTAGTTCTACGTCTGCCATCATTTCACCTTCCATGTGATGCTTTACTGCACTCAAATAGTCAGCAGCTTTAGTAATCTTTGCTGCTACCCAACCATCAACGCCTTCCATTTCAGAAACATCTTTCATCATTTTATGGATTGCTACTGCATACTTTGCAGTCTTGTATAGATCGCTTCGCGCCATTTGTACTTCATGATCCATTTCAGCCTCATGTGCCATGTCGCCTAAGCCTTCGTTAAGTTGTGGTTTCTCAACGTTCATTTCTTCTAGTTTTGTAATAATATCACGCATTGTATTGTTCCTGTTTCAATTAGTATCTTATATTTATCCGTTACGCTTGAGCGGGCCGCCAAAGATACTAGTGCCTTTCATGTCAAGTGCATTGTCAGTAGGCTTTTGCTTCTTGGGCTTTTTTTGCGCACTTTTATGTGCATATGGATTTGTAGTCTGTGGATTAACTACTGTTGCAAAGTTTCCACTTGCTGTAGCAGTTGCACTTGCTGTTTCTGTTATATCTTTAATTTTCATCAATCTTCTCCTTAGCACAGTAACTATCGAGTGTTACTGCCACATCTGTTAAGCTCTCAACTTTAATATCATAGTTGTCAGAGTTAACTAGTTGTACACGTAATGTATTAGAAACAGTGTCGGGTATGATAGTATAATAACGTTCTGTTATTAGTTCATTGTTAATATACACTCTATACGGAGTGTTGTCAACATCACATTTCAATACTGCTTCTATAAACATTTTAGTCTCTCATATTAAATGCAAAACTTACTTGCCTTGCTAGTTGTGTGCCTCTATCTCTTTCGGCTTTTTTACTGCTCTTCTTCATTTTATTAGCCTTTGCACGGAGTCTTTTGAGATCCGTTTTGCTAAGTTTATCTCCGGCGCCCTTACCCAAATACATTGCTGCTTTGCGTTTTAAACTCCCTGGTCGGCTGCCTGGTTTTGCTTTTTGTGTAAAGTCCTCAGTTAGTTTCTGTAGTTCCTCCATCAGACTGTTTACTTGGTTGTTGTGATTGTTGGGCTGATCGTTTTCCATCGTTCTGCTCTTTTTGTTGTTTGATCCACGCTATTGCTTTTCTATTCTTAGGTGGAGTGTTTAAAAATCTCTGTGTCTCATTGTACACTTTATCAAAGTTTTTCTGTCTATCAAGGTCTTCTAATCCTCCACTGTTATCAATGATGTGAAAACGGTCTGCACCAAAAATCTGTTGAAACTTCATCAAATTTTGTTGTACATCATTCCACATTTTTTCTACTTTTGCAGGTTCTAAACTGCGTTCTCTTTGTTGGTTACGCTGTTGTGCAACTTCCAGACTTGTGTTTACATATATCATACTAACATCATAACCAATTGCTTTTAGTTTTTCTGCCATCACTTGATACTTGGAAACATCCTTGCCTGTGCCGTCAATGATCAAACCTAAGCGTCCATCTAAGTAAGTTCTTTCGCGCTGTCTAGATAAACCTTTTGCTTTGTCACGAATCTCTTGACCCTGGGGTGAAAAAATAGTCTCAGGATCCAGAGAAAGACCCTGCTTTTTCATTAAAAATTCATATACTTCATCGCTGTTAATACTGCGTAGTCCTGTGCCGCCAAGTATGTTCTTAGCAACAAAACTCTTGCCACTGCCTGGTCCACCTGCTAGGAACACTGCTTTAAAGATATGCGGATCGTTAACGCCTTCTTCTAGTTCAGCTTCTCCCATTACATTGTCCCATGCACGTTTAAGCATGCTAGGCTTTTGTTTTTTCTTTGGCTTGTAATGATTTGGTTGTGAATATACGCCAGTGCCTCTTTGATAAGTAGCACCTTTTCTACTTTTCTTCACTGCTCTGCCTGGAGTACCGCTTCTATTACCAAATGTATTTCTCAAAGATCCTGAAACTGCTTCCCAGTTTTCATCCATTATGTCCTTTACAGTGTCAATACTCTGAGGACCTGATGGATGTGTAGGATTAATACTAACAGTCTTACCGTTCATTAGTTCACTAATGTTTGCTGATTTGCCAATTTGATCCAGTAGTTTATGTAGTGGATCGTTTGCATCATGATCAATTTCATAGTTAGGCTTGCCACGTACTTCACTGCGTTCACCTGTACTAGTATCCTTAATGTGTAGGATTAACTGATCTTCGTCATTTTCTAGTTTTAACTGATAACCTTCAACAGCAAATTCTTTATTACTTGTCTTAAAGTCTTTCTTACGCATTACAGTTTTAGCAATCAAATCTAATTCGTTATTTTCTCTGTCATACTGTAGTGCAAAGGGCAAGTTAATATCTGTTTGCAAGTCTTTCATTACTGCTTCTTGACCAGGACCCATTTGTGCAATAGGCTTTGCCCAACGCTTGTATTCTTGTTTGAATAAGCGTGTAAGTTCTGCAGGTGTAATAGGCTTTTTGTTACGAGGATCATTAACACGATCTAGGAAGTGGCGTGTAAACTCTACATCAATACCTACTTTAGAAAACAGTTTGTCTGCAAATGTTTCTAGTTGGTCAATGTCAACTTGTGTTACTGCTTCCATTGCAACAGGTCTAGGCACTGCCAAACGCTTTTGACGTTCACGCTTGCGTTCTTCTGCTTTTTGTGCAAGATACTTTTTCATTTTAAGATAATCGCCTACTGGATCATCTTCTTTGTGTCCAAGCATATTGTCTATCCAACTACCAATATCTTCGTAACGTAGTTTGCCAGGCGTGCTTGGCTTTATTTTAAGCGGACGATGTGGGAATATATTAATTGCTCCACCAGAAGTTGGTACACTAATTGCACCTCGAGTTTCATCATAAATGTCTTTATAGTAAACATCATCAAATTTGTTAACAAGTGCATACAGTTGCTTTGCTGGCATATTAACACGGAAAACATTAAGATCATTACCTGTATTCATTGCTGCTAACCAACGATGATGTCCGTCGATAATATAATTGTCACTGCTAAGGATAATTGGCTTTGTGTTAGGACCTAGTTCTACATTCTTTTTAAGTTGCTTAATAACACCTGCATCACTAAACTCATCCTGCATTGCCTTAACATCACGTGCTGGAATTATTTCCTTTTTAAATGTAACACCATTATCTCGCATGTAGTCTAAAAACTTTGGATAGTCTTTACTCTTTACCTGTGGCATATCCTTGCGCTTTATGCCCAGTGTATCTTTTGCGTCAGGCTTTTGTATTTTTAGTTCATCTAATTGAACACTAAATGCTGTACTAGGAATAATGCCGTTGTATGCTAGTGTACTGTCATCATCCATTACATTTGGATCATCTTCTAACTTTTCAAGATCCAGTTTGCTTGCATCAATTACGAGTACAACAATATTATCAATGTATTCGTCTGGCACTTCTTCATTTGCTTCTGCATGACTTACAGCAACTTCATAGTCCTTGGCGAGGTATACATAACCTGGCTTACTATCTTCCCATTGTGTTTGTGCGCCACTACCGCCTAGTCCATTCTTCATAATACTATCAAGGAACGGTTTGTATGTTGCATGATACAATGATGCAGGTTCTTCATTTACGTCCTGTGTAAGTGGCTTTACTATGTTCTTGTATGTCCAACTGTCTTTGTTAATGTTGCCTTTACTAATATTTTTAGCAACATCTGCTACTTCTTCGCCACCACGTTTAGCAATATCTAATACTTTTGCACCACCACGTTTAGCAACATCCAATGCTGTTTTTTTAAGTTCTGGCTTTGCCGCATCCCATGCTTGGCTGACTTTACTAGTAATTTTATCTGACAAACTAGGTTCAGGTTTTTTACTAGCAATATGCTTTTGTATTTGACTGTCTGTTGGCCCATCAACAATATCAATAGGCTTGTACTTTGTAGTAAGTGGTTTTTTAGGAATACCTTGGTAATCTTTTACACCAGCCTTCGCCGCTCCGTACCATTGACCCCAGCCACTTTTTGCAGCATTTTGCAATGCAAAATCAATTTGCTGTTGGATACTAGTTGCATCATTTGCACTGCGTAAATCTTTGCCGTATGTCTTTTCCCATTCGTTACCTAAGCCGCCGCCTCTGTATAACTGGAAAGGACCCCAACTATCTTCTTTGCCTTTGTACTTTTGTTGATTGCCTTTTTTAACAGTACTCTGATAATTCATACCGCCTTCAGATTTCCATACTTTAACTGCTGTGTCAGGATCTACACCATGGCGATCTGCATATGCACGAATCCAAGTTTCCATTTTTTCTGGACTAATTTCTTTGTAGTCTTCAGAAAGTCCCACGTTAAACAACGTGTTTGGATCACTATTCTTTGCGGCAGTTTTGTGTAGCAGTTTAGGCTTACCGTTCATCAAACCAAGTTTTTTTGCTTGGCGTTCTGTTTCACCAGGTTTAACGTCTTTAGTTGTATTTTGTGCAGTAATACGACCTACACCAAATTCGTCTAGTTTCATTAGATCTTATTCTTTCCTGTTAGTGTTTTTGTACGCTTCGCTACCATCTTTTTTACAGGCTTAACAATATAGTCATCAATTACGCCTTCGTTCTTACTTGCACAGTGTGCTTTTTGTGAAAAACCTTTTGGATTATTGCAGTTGATGCTTGCTTTATACTTTGCACTCCATGCTTCGTCAAGTCCAATTTTATTACGTAAGTCTGCAATCATTGCAACAACTTCCTTGTGTGCCGGACTGCCCGCAGGAAGTTTCATTCCTTTGTTGTATAATTTGTATAACAATGCGCGATCATCAGCATGCGCTGGACCCATTGGATCGTCACAATGTTCTTTCATTTCTTTTTCTTCATCTGAACTATGACCAAAATACTTGTGTACTAGTTTGTCTAACTCAACATGGAAAGCATCCATTTCTTCTGAGCTGAGTTGTTCATTAACATCACCAAATGGATCAAAATCTAACGGAGCTCTACTGCCTTTGCGCTTGCCGCTTGCTGATGGCATTACTTTTTGGATAATGTCGTCATCTTCATCAGGTAACGCACCTTTGTGCCATGCGTGTTTTCCTCTGCCAAAAAACTTGTCCCAGCGGTCATCATCTTCGCTAATGTCTTTGTCTATACCCTTACTTGCTGTGCCACCACGCTTACGCTGTTGTGCTAGTTCGCTGTATGCTTCTTGTATACCATCATTATATGTCGCAAGTAATCCCATGTAGCGATCAAAGCTATCCTGTATGCCTTTAGCGTCTTTTACTTTAGCAAGGTTAGAAACAGTTGATGCCATTTCACTGACTTGTTTAAGCGCACTGCTAATACTCATTGTACCAATACCGCGAATAGCGATAACACTGTTCATTGGATCTTCTTTATTAAAATCAGTAATTTCTTCTTTCACACCAAATGCTTTGCCTTGCCATTCAGCACTTTCTTTTTCAGTTTTGATAGGACCACCTTTAGCCCAAGTATGGCAACTTCTTGCACTGTGACATTTAAAGTGATGCATCCAACAATAGCCTAGTTCGCCGTCATCATCAAATGTATCACCAGGCAAACAATCCTTCATACGTTCACTAATGTCAAATGCTACACATTTTCCGCAGTTACTAGCACGTGCAGCTTCTTCGGTTGTATTCCAGTACTCGCCGATGTCTTTCCAATAATCACCCGGAACATCAACATTAAGTGGACCATAGTTAAACTGCTTAATAGTTCTGTCTCTGTTCTCTGTATTAACTGCTAGGTCTTGTGTAGCAACTGGACATGCTAGTTCTGCCTCAGTAATGGGCAAACTATGACCACCTTCCATAATTGCTTGGTATAGTGTCTGTCGTCTCTGTTTCATGTTAACGTTCTCCACAAGTGCATCAACTCTTGCACATGCCTCTACAATGTATGCATCATCTGCACCCATTTCAATAAGTTGTTCTAGTATTTCATCTGCACGAATCAATTGTTCTACAATCTTCTTAGACATCGTGCTGTGTGTTTTTGGATCATAGCGTCCAAATAAATCTGTAATCATAGCCTTTTGTGTTTCGCTGTCTGCTCTTGCAAAGTTTGCACGAAACTCACTAGCACTGCGCATAGGCTTGCCCAGTACATTAAAGTCCAATGTAGGTACAGTGATAATGTAGCCATGCTTGTCAAAGCCCTGCATGTCTTTACTTGCTGGCTGATAATAACTTGGACTACCATCTTTCTTGGGTTTGAATGAGAAGCGAGGATCCTCTGCCATGTCTTTGTCACTGACTGCAAACAACGCTATTGTGTTTTGGGGATTGAAGTTGTCTGTAATTTCAGTTGCTTGGTATGGATTTTTTACTTGTACCACACGGCTTGGATCGACACCTGTAAGTGCCATCATTGCTCGCTTCTCGTCAAATGTGAATGGGGACTTTGGGGGATCTACCTTATTACTGGTAGCAATGTATACACGATTCTTACCGAAACGCTTTACAAGAGCATCGTAAACACTCTTATGACCTTTATGAAACGGGTGAAAACGACCCGGGTAGATTACTACTGTATCCATTGTTGGTATCCCTAAACACAGTGTATTTATGCACTAAAGATTTTCAAGTAGCCAAATATAAACAGGTGTTTCAAACTTAAGAGTTGTACGTCCATTCCAACTAAGTTTAGTTGCATCAAACCCTGTTGATGATACACCGTTAGGATCAGTTGATTCATATACTAGTGTTTCTTTATCTAACAATTGAAAGAAGTCTAATTCAATATCATCGAATGCAATTTTGTCTATTTCTACTCTTTTATCTAGTTCAATCGCGCCACTCGAGTCTATTACAATATCATTTATTGCATCTTTATTATTATATTCTATTGTTAGTGTGTGCGCTTGATCTTCTTCTAGTTCTATATCAAATTCTATTTCCTGGCTCTCGCTACAAAAATCACTAAACTGTGGATACCCGTTAACACTTATATTAACATACGGATGTTCGTTAACAGCATTGTGTGTAACAACACCCAAGTCAATCTTTACATTAATTGTTTCCATTTTTCAATGCTCCCATGTCTGGCTGGAATCTATGAGTTCCAACATGCTCTAGTCCGATGCTTGTATCTGCCCAAATCTTGCCACCTAGTTCTCGCCAGCGTCTACAAAAACTCCAATCCTCAGTTAAGTATCTTCCTTGACTATCAATAGTACACTGGAAGAAATCATATTGATTGGCATTTTCTTGTTCACTTAAACCAATTTGATCTACATAAGGAGTTGCGCCTGCTTCAATCATACGTTCAAATACTTGACGTTTGATTAACATAAAGCCTGTACCTATTGTACCTACTTCAACCAAGTCGCCTTCACTTTTTCCATTTTTTAATGCATTAACAACCATCTTAGGCGGCAATACTTTTTGTGGATAAATGCCACCTACAATGTTCAAGTTATGCGAAACAAGTTTTACAACGTCTGCTGGATTAAATCTTATATCAGCATCTACAAACATTAAGTGTGTACAGTCTCCGCTTAGAAACTTTGCCGCACAACTGTTGCGAGCTCTGTTGACATTGCTTTCGTTACTGAGTGTATCAATTTGAAAGTCTAACCCATTTTGCATTGCCATAATAGTCCATTGCAAGTAACTACTAAAACATACTTCAGTAATTTGTCCGCCGTAACAAGGTGTTAAAAAATGTATCTTGGGTTGCTTTTCCATATTAATATTCCAATTGGTTGAGTAATTTGTTGATTCTATTTGCTTTGGGAGCAAGGAAATGTCTTTGATTGTGATATAATGTATCTGCTAACAGTGTTTGCATTCTAATATGATGTTTATGATCAAGTATAGATATATCGTAACTTATTTTTAAAAGCTCGCTCATTCGTATTCTATGGTCAGTTTGTAAATCATATGATTCTTTTATTACATCCTGGAATGTTTTATATCCTAAATCTTTAAGTAACGCCAGACTACCGGGATTTCCAATAATAATAAACGGCTGTAAGTTAAGTATAGGTTTGAAAGTTTTTTCTGTTAAAAAACATGTATTGTTATCAAAATGAGTTTCAACTACAAAATTAAAGTATGCATTCTGATAAAAGTCTTGATTGATAAGTTTGTGATTATTATGTTCTTTGTCAGACAAATCATCACATCTGTAAGGCATATGTAATTCAAAACTTAATAAATCTGTCTCTAATGTATCATCAAAATCTATCCAGTCGCTAATGTCATCGACTCCACTGTGGCTTGTTTCGTATTTGTATCCTGTGTAACTGAAGTATGCATCTCCGGTAATATTCAAATTATGTATAAAACTTGCATAAATTTTACGCCATACTTTATCGGCACGTATTAAACAAGTAAATTTTTTATCTCTTTTTTCTGCGCTAACAGTCTTTACATACAAAGGATCTCGTTGCATTAAGTGTAAGTATCTATAATAAACTTCGTCATCTGGAAAGTATACAAATGAAGGTTTGTTTCTTAGTTTGTAATTTGCTGTAACAAACTTTACTTGATCCAGTGTTAAACTGTGCGTTTGTAACATTCTATCCATACTAGTATAAATTTCTGGATCTGGATTGTCACCTTCACTGTAGTAAAACAGCAAACGAAAATCTCCGCGTTTTAATCTTGCAAGACTTGCAGGATCCATTAATGCTATGTAATCAATTTCTGGATCAAAAAAATTTAAATTTATTGGATAGTACGCACTTGTTGTTGTTGCAATATAATCACTTACTAGTCTACAGTCTTGTGGTATTTTGTCAAGTTTACAATATTTTAAAAATCTAAACTCGTAACTAAACGGAGGAGTAATGCATAAGTCGTACCATTCTTGTGTACCGGGAACTATTGTTAAGTTTTTAACAAGATTTGGAACGAATCCGTGTTCGTTTGCATTATCGAATAGCCATGTTATCATCGAATGTTGGTCCTTATTGACCGGTAACTTCTACTGTAAAATCTTCTATATGAGGCATAAGGCTGTCGCAAATTGCCTCTACCATTTTTTCGTTTAATTCTTCACTTAGCGTAAATTCAATACTGTGTCCGAGTTCTGTTTCATACACAGTAGCATCCATGCCATCTTCGCTCTCAGTTAAACTTTCATTAACAAAATGCTCAACTGCAAGTGCAAACTTGTCAATTGTACTTTCGTCTAGTTCTTTTACTGTAAAGCGAATATAATCCATTAGTGTGCCATATATACATTGTTGATTGTACCAGCAGTAAAATCACTTACTGCAATACGTACCCAAACAAAGTTACCTGTAAAGTTATTGAGGTAACTGTTTGTAACTGCACTACTGCCGTCACTTGTAACTACACTTGCAATATCTACCCAGTCTGTACTAGTAGGTGCTTTTTGCAGTGTGCCCTGTATTTTAACTGTGCCTATCAAACTAGTAACACGAGTTTGCACTGTGTGTACACCATCACTAAATCCATAGTAACCGTCACCTTTAAAGTCGTCACTGTTAAACGCTGTTGCAGTCCCGTCATAGTTGCCCGATTCGGTACCGAACGTTGTTGTTGCTAATAATGTTACACTAGTTGTTGCTGGCATTGTTATTCCTGAATAATTTCTACTACTTTGCCTGCACCTGCTAGTTCGCCGATCACTGCTTCTAGTTGTGCAAGTACTTCTGGATCAAGTGGCGGAGTTGCTTCTTGATTGTCTCTAAGTAATTCACTAACTTTGATTACTAACATTTGTTCGTTGAGTTTTGCCATAATATACTCCTTATTGTATATTTATGCTCAAACAGTATCTCCAGTTTTAGTAATCATGACACGTTTTTTAAGTTCTTCTTGTTTTCTAATATTTTCACGAGCATCGTCTGTAATTTCTACAGTTTCATGATCCCAGTTATCATAATTGTCTGTGCCTCGTACAAGCAATCCACTAAAACGTTCTCCTGTTTTTTCCATACTACACGGAATATAGTCTAGTATAATACCAATTCTGTTATCAGTACTTGTGTTAGGTCCCGACTTGTGTGCCGTGTGATAGTGAAACATTGCCATTTCGCCTGCACGAAGTGGAACATTTACAACTGTACTTTTATCAAAGTCGTCTGTGATACTCTGTGTTGCACTTAGTATACTTGTTTCGTCTTGTGTTTCTTTGTGTGTTAAATCGCCCCAATTGTGACTACCTGGAATAAACTCTAAACATCCGTTTTCTTCTGTAACATCTGTTAAAGCAAGCCAACAAATTACGTAAGGCTTTTTAAGATATTTCATATATGCATCATCTTGATGCCAAGCTGCATGTGTAGTACCATCCGGCTTTTTATCTCGCAAACTCATATTCCACAAGAGTATATCTTCTCCGGCTACATCTTCAACTGCATCTAGTATACTCTCACGTTTTCCTAAACGATCCATAAATCCTGCAATATGATTGGCTTTAAAATCTAAACTATTCACAAGATCCGGGTATGCTTCACTAAATTCATTCAGTTCTTGTCTTACTGCATTTGCTTCTTCGGGTGTCATAACACTAACACCTCCAACAAATCCATCTTGTTCTAATTTGTTTATTTGTTCCTGTGTTAGTAATTTAAGCATGCTTTGGTTTGCGTCCACGCTTTTTATATTCTTTAGTTGTACCGTCAGATTTTATATTATATGCTTTAGCAAAACGCTCTGGAGTCATGCCTTCAATATCATTGATTGCTTCTGCAGGCATACCAGGATACCAATAAACATCTTTTTTAATAAAAATATCTTTGCCGCCGAGACCTTTAGATTTTACATTTGCATATACAATAGTATTATCATTTACTAGATTACGTTCTACTAGTGTAGCGAGTAGTGATTCATTCATCATTGTTTTCTGTGTTCCTAATTTGATATTCTATAATTTTGTTGATATGTGCGCCTAATTTAAATTGGGCAAGTTGTAGCATTTTTTCATCTTCTACATAACCTAATGATTCTCCTGCCCAAATTCCATTTGTCCTAGTCCAATGCCTGGACCAGATTATTTTCGTATGTACTGTAGTACCATGAGTGCCATACGGAGAAAGTTTTATTTTGTCTGGGTACTGTAATGCCCATTCACGCCAGTTAAGTATTTCTTGATGATCCATACGACTACCAAATAGTTGAAATTTATATTTTTTATGTGGTAGATTCTTTTTGCGATAGCGAATATTGCGTTCAGTGACTTCTCCTGGAAATACACTAATACAATCAACATACGCATAGTGCAAAACATATTCATCATCGTTTGCTTGCGTCCGGGCTATTTTATTTGTATACTGTATAAGTTTATCTATGTCATAGAGATTATTTGAATAATAATTAACGAGATAGTTTCCCTCAACACGTACTCTGTCACCTTGCTTTTTAGCAAACTTTCTTATTACAGAAATTTCACTAGGTGAGCCTAAATGCCAAACATCTCGATACTTAGGAAGCATTATAGATAGTCTGTATATGTATTTTGAATAAAATAATCTATCGTTATGCTTTAACAGTAGACTGTTCTGATCCAGAATCTCTTGTAATTTCTGCTGTTGATCCATCTAAATACCTAAATTTAACAAGTATATTATTGTTTACATTTCTTACTTTAATTTTACATCCGTTTAGATTTTTGTCAACTAATAATTGTTTAGCAATAGGCATACGAAGTTTCGTGTCGATTGTTCTCGCCATAGGTCTTGCGCCCATTCGATCATCGTAACCTTCTTGTAATATTAGATCTATACTAGGCTCGTCAATACTTAGGACAATTCCTTTTTCATTTAATTGTGCTTCTAACTCTTGAATAAATTTCAGTGCAACTTTACGTTTAGCAAGATCATTTAACGATCCGAACTTACATACTGCATCAATACGATTGCGGAACTCTGGAGCAAAATAATTTTTATATGCATCATCAACTGCATCGTCATGGTATTCTACATCATTAAATCCGATAGTGCGCTTTTCTGCTTGTGCAGCACCTAGGTTAGTTGTTAAAATAACAAAGCAATTTCTTGCATCTGCACGTTTTCCATTTGAACCAGTAATGAATCCTTCATCCATCAATTGTAGTAACACACTACTAACATCCGGATGCGCCTTTTCAATTTCGTCAAATAGTATTACTGCATGCGGGTTGCGTTCAATATCTCTAATAAGTAAGCCGCCACTAAGGTTAGCATCTTCATATCCTACATATCCAGGAGGTGCACCGATAAAACGTGCAACTGTGTGACGTTCTTGATATTCACTCATATCATAACGTAACAGTTTCATTCCATTTGCATCTGCAAGTTGTTTTGCAAGTTCTGTTTTGCCTGTGCCAGTTGGTCCAGTAAAAACAAAAACACCTAATGTTTTGTCACGTTTGTTAAGTCCTGCTTTAGCAACCCATACTTTATCAAGTACTGTATCAACTGCATTATCTTGTCCGTATACTTTAGATTTTATTTTGCTCTCAACATTCGATGGAATAATTTTGACTTCTTTGTTATCAAGTTGATCCATTGGAATCTTAGCATATCTACTAATCTCTTCTAAAATATTTTTCTTATCAATTACAGCATCTTTTACACCAAGTCTGCGTTGCTTTGCGCTAGCACTATCAATCATATCAAATGCTTTGTCAGGCAATTTTTTATCTGTTAAGTATCTAACACTTAAATCAACTGCTGAGTTGACTGCATTTTCGGTAATAGTACATCCGTGAAACTGTTCGTAATACTTTTTACTATTGCTAAGAATAGTTTTTGCTAATGCAGGAGTTGGCTCATCAACTGTAATATGATAAAAACGGCGCATTAATGCTCTGTCTTTTTCAAAACTAGCAGTATATTCTTCCCAGGTTGTGCTTGCAATAACTTTAAGTTTTCCTCTACCTAAATACGGCTTTAGCATATTAGCAAAGTCTGTGCCGCCACTGCCGCCGGCGCCTGCTCCTTTAAGTGTATGTGCTTCGTCGATGAATAGAATACAGTTCTTTTTTGCAATCAGTGCTTCTAATACTTCTTTAACACGTTCTTCAAATTGACCACGATACTGTGTGCCAGCAAGCATATTTCCTACATCTAGATTATAAACAGTGTGTTTTTGTAAATATTCTGGCACTTGGTTATTAACAACCTTTACAGCAAGTCCTTCGGCAACTGCTGTTTTACCTACGCCTGGATCGCCAACCATAAGCACATTACTTTTATTACGTCTAGCAAAAGTTTGTGCAATATCATCAATAATGTCATCTCTGCCAATTACAGGATCTAACTTATTGTTCTTTGCTTGCTCGGTCAGATCTTCGCAAAAATCGTTTATTACGCCTTCTAGGTATTGTTCTTGTTGTTTGTCTAGTGCGCCATTATTATGATTCTTTTTTATGTGATGTATAATTTCATCTTTGTTGACACTATATTTCATCAAGAAGTAACTACTGTGAGTATTGTTTTCACTCATAATACTAATGAAAATATCTAGTAATGTTACTTCTTCTCTTCCGCTAAACAGCACACTAGTAAGTGCGCGATTGAACACTCTCTCTAGAGCTTGTGTTTTAACTGGAGATTTTTTAGTCGAAGTAGTTTTGTCGTATGTAGTTGAAATATGACTTTCTAAATCTATAGAAAGTTCATTTACTTGTGCTCCATAATCTTGTAAAAGTTTATGCAAATCCTTATTTGCTAAAATAGCAAGTAACATATGTTCAGTACTGACATATGCATGTCCGTATTTGACTGCAATATCTTCGCCTATCTTTAACGCTTTATCTACTTCTTTTGATGTTTTCATACTTTGTAATCTCTCAATTTAGTGCATATATTTAATTGTTGCTCAGACAAGTTTTCAGGTATTTTTACTAATACTTGAACAAGTAAGTTGTCTCTGTTTCCTTGCTTGTTATACATTCCGTGACCGGGTAATTTAAGGGTAGTGCCGTACTGAGTTCCGGCTGGTATATTTAGATTGATTATCTTATTATCAAGTGTATTTATTTGTACAACTGTACCTATTATAGCATCCCATACACTGATTGTCAAGTGCATTTTAAGATCATTGTTTTCTCGAATAAATTTATCATGCTCGTCAACAACAATTGTTACAGTAAGATCACCAGGAGGTAAATTGTTATTACTCGAATCACCTAGTCCATTGTATTTTATTTTTGTAGAATTTTTAACACCTCGCGGTATTTTAAAGTTTACTAAATGTCTGCTACCATCAGTGTGTTTGATACTTACTGTTTTATCTTGTTCCGATAGTAATTCTTCAAGTGTTACATTTACTGAGATGCCTAAATTTTTATTAATTTTAGCACGTTGGTATTCTCTTTTACTAGGATGAAACCCAGCACTCCCAAATATAGTAAACATATCATCAAATACATCTCCGTTATGTGTTATGTCTGGGTATCTCTGCTTGCGTGAATTTCTGTGATCAAACATAGCACGTTCATGTGGATCTTTTAATTTTTCATATGCTTCATTAACCGCATGGAAACGCTCAACATCTCCTCCATTATCTGGATGATGTTGTTTTGCTAGTGTACGGTATGCACGTTGTATATCACTAACACTACAGGTTGGGTCAAGTCCTAATACATCATAGTAATTCATACTTGTAATTATACTATACTAATACCTGGGTGTAAAGAATTACTTTTTGGCTTTGCCTACTGCTTGTGCGCCAAAGAATGCCGCTACAATTGCCGCAACTGAAACAAAATACACTGCCGCCATATCGCCTAGTATCTTAGCAGCTTGATCAACACCGCCTAATACTGCAATCAATACAATTGCTGGGTACAGCAACATGCCTGCTAAACTAAACCATGCCATTTTACGTTGCGCATCACGCATTGCATCTGCATCTTCAAGTTCTTTACGCTTAAACTCCAGATACATTTTTTCTTCTTCTTTTGAAACTTTACCGTCGCCGTTTGTGTCTGCTGGGTGGTGACCCGATGCTTTTACTTCTTCTTCTGACATTGAAATTCTCCTCTACTAAATATTTATATGCGTTGGGGAATTATACACAACTACTTTACAGAACAAGAACTTAATAATTTTTGGCAAGGTAAGGATCCTGAATGTGGTTACATTAGTAAGTATCGTAAAACTTTTGGTGTAAATCTTAAACTGCACATTGCACAGTATACTCACTGTACAAATCCAGTATCAGCACATGTGGATGCAGAGTTTGAAGGCATGCCAAATTATATGCAGTTTCTTGTACCCATTAGTGTAGATAGAGATACTACACTATGCCATCAGGCAAGTACTGTAGTTGAAGGTGACGAGTTATGGTGGAGTAGAGGTAGTTTACTCTGGTGGTATAGCGACTGCACACATTGGAGCGGCGACTATACTAAAACAAATACTAGCAAGCAGGCTTGGGTTATTCAGACTGGTCTTCAAGTTTAGCAATACGAGCTTCTAGTTCATCAATCTTTTTAGTGACATGAGGATACTTTTTGCGCCATGCATTGGGGTCGTTTTGCAACCAAGTCCAGCCCCACTTGTTTACCAAGCATTCGCAACTAGCATCAAACTTACCAACTGCCCATATTGCCATTCTAGTATCTTTGAACCAAAACAAAAATGCAGCGCCAAAAAGTGATCCTGCTATTGCTGTATAAATCCATAGTGTATCACCAAACATTCTATCAAGTAGTTCCATTATTTTTCCTCGTTTTCATTTTCATTAGGAGTAACTGCTTTTTCATAATAGACAATAACTTCAGTTTGTTGATTTATAAAGCGTCTTAGTTCAGCAACATTAAGTGCCAAGTTTTCATAGTCTTTGATTGATAGCGCAACAATAGCAAAGTCACCGTTTTCAGCAGTAAACTCAGCAATAAACTCATCTAAGTTATCGCTGTTCACTACGTATATACGTGTGTCAATTAAATCAATTGGCTTTGGGCGGGCTGCTAGTGGCACTGTCAACTGTTGTACTGTTGTCACTACCTTTACTTCCGGTTCCGGCATCATCCTGCTGCAACCAGTTAGGAAGAGGCTGGTCATTAGCACCGCCGCTGTCGCCCATGATGTCACGCCATATTTTTGCTGTTGCGCCATTCATGCGTCCTTCGAGATTTTCTGGATCACGCAAAGCATCACCAATTAAGTCTAGTTTACGTAATTTCCTACGTAAATTATCACCATATGCTTCTGCTTTTTGTAATTTGTTTTGTAGTTCTGTAGTCAATTTTGCATTTTTATTCGCAGCTTCATTTAACGCACTAACACTTGCTTCTGCTGTTTGCACAGCAACTTCTAGTTTTGCATTATTTTCTGCTAGAGTTTGTATCCTTTGTTGCGTACTAGTATAATAACTATAGCCGGCATAACCTACACCGCCTAGTAAGCCTAGTATAACCAACATAGCATAAACTTTAATCATTTTTACTCCACAATTTGTTTAGCACAAAGAAGGGCCAAAACATGTAGTATGTAAGAATTTTCTTCACTCTGATTTCCAAATTGTCCATGCGCCATATCCGATAGCAATGTATGCTGCTAGTTTAGCGAATGGGCCTGCAATTAGTACAATTAGTCCGACGCCAATAAGCATAGCGCCGTCCCAACTTGTTCTTTCTTCTAATCTACTTGTAATAAACTTTTTAATCATGCTGCTTGCTCCTGTTGTACTTTGTTTGCTAGAGGATGCATAGGATTAACACCTAGCATATCGCCCCAAGCTGCATAGTAATGACGCATGCCAACTTCATCATGGATAGTTCCGCCTTCATGTCTGCCATGTAGGATACGTCTTGCTTCAGTACCTTCACGCATTGTGGTACCTTGTCCTGCTACACCAATTAAATCTTCATGCAGGTTACGTCCAAAAGGTCCCCAGATTGAGTTATGATGCTCAATTCTAGTAGCACGTTCTTCAGGTGTATCTTTCTTTAGTCCGTAGCCACGGAACTCAATAAGCACTTTGTTTGGTCCTAGTGGAGTAACACTATCACTGCGATAAGCACTGCCACGTAAGTTAAAGTTAAAGCCAGGGAACAGGTCAACCATGTACCACTGGTTCGGTGGAAGATTAGGGAAACTTAAATCACCTCTATCCTCAAAACCTTCATACTCTTCATATTGCACAGTAAATGAACTTACATTTACATGACCATTATCGAACGGGATATTCTTACGTGCAAAGTATGCATCGTTAAAGCCTGTCACACGGTTATGGTAGTGCATGAAGTCATGATAAAACTCGCTGTTTGTATCATGCCATAGTTTATAATTAGTGTCAATAATTGACTTGTGATAATGGAAAACTTCCATTTCTTCTGTGTCGATGGCTTCAGCAATACAATCAAATGCACCGCATGTCCATTCTTCGACACTCTGTGTTGAGTTAGGATCAAGTGTTGTCCATACCATGCCGCCATGCTTGACTTCACAGTGCAGTTCAGTTAATCCTTCAAGTTCACTTACAGCAATGCTTCCTGTTGGATACATTACACTGTGATCACGATATGCTTTAACACCTGTTCCAGTGTTAACTGCAATAACGTTTACGCCTGCAATCTGTGTAACTCTGTAGTTACTTGGGTTATACATCTCACTGATGTGGCACATAGGTACCCATACTTTA